TGGATCGTCCCGTGCCAAACGGGACACCAAAGGTATTCCTCCACAATGGTAAACCCATTAGTGTTGAGGAATTCGAGCGCCTAATTCAAAGCTCGAAAGACTGGCTAGACACGATGTCAACAGACGTCACGTCCGCCCCCATTCTGATTGAAGCTGTTTACTCAGCTATATTGGACTCAGTACCAGACAGTACTCCCGGCGTTCCTTTGAACTATTATGGTTCAAAGAAGGCCAACTGGACGGACCAGCCGCGCCGTCTCATAAGGTTAGTCCTTGACCGCATGTTATGCATGCTAACCATCGACCACACCAAAACCCGCGCGTTGTCAGCAATGCAAACGGGTTTGCGAGACGCTGTGTACCTGTTCGTCAAGAATGAGCCCCACGCAGAAGAGAAGCTGAAGCACAACCGCCTCCGCCTCATAATGTCCATCTCACTGGTGGACAACCTAGTCGAGCGAGTTCTGTTTCATAGACAGAACAAGCTGGAGATCGCAATGTGTGACGACATCACGTTTAAGCCCGGGATGGGCTTACACGATGCCGGCATGCAATCCCTCTACAGTTGGTTCCTAGAACGAGAGGCTGAATACCCATTGTGCAGTACAGATGTCTCAGCGTGGGATTGGTCCATTCCTGGTTGGCTACTTGATATGGCTGGTGATTATCGGCTGTCGTTGGCCACTGACCAAGGGGCGTTTGCGAAACTGGTTAGGTGTCACTACCATACCCTTTCGTACAAGACGTTCCAGACCCCGGATGGAAAGCTTTATGCGCAAACCCTGCCTGGCATTCAAGCATCGGGGAGTTATAATACCTCATCGGATAACTCCCACATGCGACACATGCTGGCCACCCTCGCACAATTGCGGAGTGGATTAACCCCCACGTCTGCTGTAGAGGGTGCACAAATGGGCGATGACGCAATTGAGCGGGACGTACCCGGCCTGAAGGAGAGTTATGAGTCCTTTGGCTTTCGAGTCAAGGGAATTGAGACCCAACTGCCAGGCCACTTTTCGTTCTGCTCTACTGCTTTCGAGGGCAATTGGATGGGCAAGCCTGAGAACTGGGGTAAAACCCTATTCCGCTTCCTGTTCAAGTCCCCTGCCGACGCGATGTATGACACGTACCGTGCGCAGTTTGAGGGAGACCTTAGACACTCGCCAGAGCTTGATGGCCTCAAGCCTCGCCTGGACGAGTTCTCTAAGCTTATTGGTGCGTAAGCCAGTTAGTCCATTGGACGTTAAACACCCGTAAGGGGACCCGAAGGTCTAAAACTACGCTAGCTCGCTAGGTAGGCTCCGAAGAG